GATACTCTGTCTATAATTTCTTTAACAAAAGGAATGTCTTCTTTTTTTACTTTTAAAGAAGCGTCAACTAGAGGTTTATAATCAGGATTTTCAGATAGGAATTGTGCCATGTTTTTTGCATCTTGATTAATATAACAAATTTGATTTTCAGTATCAGATTTATCTTCTAATAAATCTGATTTATTAATTCCAAAATAGTCGGCTAGAAGTTGAATTTTACCAATTCTAGGCATTGCCTGTCCTGTACACCAAGAATTTAGTGTTTGAGGAATTACATTTATATCAGCAGCAATAACATTTTGTTTTTTACCGCTTAAATTAATATATTTATTTAAATTTTTAGAAAAAATTTTTTTTTGAAGTTCGTCAGACATTAAATTTACCTCCAGTGTTTCTATAAATATAATACATCTTAATCTAATGCTTTGCAACTTAAAATAAAATAAAATTGGATTTTGGTATTGACATCAAATTAAAATGGATTTATAATCTGTTTATCAAAACGAAAGGAGCTATTATGAGTAAGAAAAAAGAAATACAAATTAGTTTAGCAGCAGCTAGAGTTAATGCTTGTATGACACAAGGTAGTGTTGCAAAGGCTATGCGTGTAAGTAAGCAGACTGTCGTTAATTGGGAAAAAGGAATTTCAGAACCAAAAACATCGCAAGCACTAGAACTTAGTGAGCTTTATAAAATGCCACTAGATTATATTTTTTTGCCTATAAAATCAAATTAAAATGGATTTACTATTTGAAAGGAAGTGTAATTGCAAATGTGGATATCAAGAAAAAAATATGAAACTTTAATTTATAGAATAAATGAAATAGAAGCAAATCAGAGAAAATTAGAGTTGGATATGGAAGAAAAAATAAATTATATGATACAAGAAAACCTCAAAGAACCGCAAAAATTCTTTGAGGATTTGAATGAAGCTATTAAGCTTAAAAGATATATAAATGATATTATTAATCATTAATGATGTCATTTATAAAATTATTTAGGTTTGGACTGGTAACAACACAATCAACAAGATTATATAGGCGTTTTATTAGTGTTCGATTTTCTAAAGTATCATCATTACTTGAAGCCAAACATTGAGCCTTAGAGTTTTTGTCAGATTGAAGGAGTAAATCTATATAACCATTTGTGCCTAGAACAGAGTACGCCATAAGAGCAATAAAACCATTTTTGTAATGTGCGATATAACTGTCTGAATTTATAGCAAAGGAATTAGGAAAATTATCTTCTAAATTAGAGATAAAAGAATTTAGATTAAGATTTAAGTTAAATTGGGATTGTGAATATCTCTCCCACTTAATTGAGTCGTTTTTAGTTAAAGTAATTAATTTTTTAAGTAATATAGTTATTTGATCATTCATGATTTTGCACCTCCGATTTATCAAAACGTGCTATTAGAAAATCTAAACTGGCACATAATTTTTCGCGATGTTTTGTATCTAAGATTTCATTGTTGCACAAGCGAATAGCACGTGATACATGATAGATACAAGGCAATGATGATATTACAAGATATTTTTGGCGATAAGAAAATAATTCTGTTCTTATTTTACTACGAAATTTTAGTGTTAATTCCATATTGTCTTTCCAAATATTATCACGTAATGCCATTAATGATGATTGAATATCACCACGCTCATTTTCATACTCAGTTCGTTGGTATTCAGTATTTTTTAGTATTGTATGAGCTAAAGTAAAAGTAAGTATAGATATAACAAAACTAATAATAGTTACGACATCAGCTATGATACTAAACATATGAAACTCCTCATCTTATATTTCAATATTGTAATATTGATAGATATATTATAAAGAAAAGATAAAGTATTTTCAAGATAAAGAGTAATGAGATTTCAAAATGATATAAATATTTGTTTTTCACAAGTTAAAAAACAATAGTACAATCGAAATGAGTTGCAAATTTCGATTGTATCTACAGAGTGTATGGAAATACAGTTTTATATACTAATGTTTATACAGTCCCAACCAAACTCAATAAACTGTATTGCAGGTTCGACTCCTGCCACTCTGATAGCGAGTAACAAATAGCTGTTACTCGCATAAAATAAATAAAGGTTTTCTTCCCCTAACGGGGATATAAAATAATAAAAATTAAAAGGAGGAGTTAGCAATGGCAGTGGTTGCTACATATAAGTGTGGATTTTCCGTCCCCAAGGGGGATATAAAACAATAAAAATTAAAAGGAGGAGTCAACAATGGCAGTAGTTGCGATATATAAACTGGGCAATGCAACAGTTGAAATTGACGACAGTTGCATAAAATATCGAACACCCGAAGAAATACAGGGTGTTATGGATAGAATAGGTCAGATATCCTATCAATCTGACCTGAGAAAGCAAATGGCAGAACAGTTTCCGTCCTCTAACGAGGAAATTTCCGTCTCTTAATTTCCGTCCCCAAAACGGGGAAATAAGAATTATAACTAAAATTATAAATCTTATTGGTATAAAAAGCAAGCAAAGGAAGCTTAGAAAGGAAAAACAAATGATAGACCTAGAGCTTATAGCTAAAGAAGCCAAGAGTTTTGTAGGTTTGCAACCACCAGAAAGGGTAGAGGAAATTGGAAGAAAACATACAGAACTTGATACTTATATTTATTATAAGGATATAAAGGATGAGTTTTGGTATATATCACAATCTCAATTAAATTTTGAGAAGTATATGCAAGAACAAAAAAGGTTAAGAAAAAGGCGTTGACTTTTACATCAACGCCTAAAACATACAAAAAAAATATATAAGCAAATTTAGTATACCATTAGGGAAATTGAATGTCAAATCAAAAAAAATAAAAAGGCGTTTGGTTTCCCCTTTGTAACCTTATAAGTATATTAAATTTAGTTTAAATTTTATGTATAAGGATAACAAAGATGGCATACTGGAAAGATACATATAGGTTTAAGAGTTCTATAGAATACGAGTATAAATATGCTGGTAACTATGGAGCAAAGGGAGAACGAAGGGCTACCAAAAAGCAAGCAACTCCAGAACAGATAAAAAAACAAAATCAGTACAATAGAGAAAAAAATATGAGGCGGCTCATCAAAGCCAACTTTGAAGTTGGTGACTTATGGACAACCTTAAAATATCCACTTGGCACTAGAAAAAGTGTTTGGGAAGTTATTAAAGACTTGAAACGTTTTATAAATAATATGCGTAGAGAATATAAAAAAAGAGATTTTCCATTCAAATGGATATATAGGATTGAGATAGGAGAAAAGGGTGGGATACACATACATTTTCTTCTTAATAGGTTACAAGGAGAAGCAACCGATGTACTTATACAGAAAAAATGGAAATATGGACGAGTCTTTTATACAGGACTCTATGAAGCTGGTGGATATGAGCAATTAGCAAGTTACATAGTTAAACAGCCACAAGAGCAGGGAGCTGAACAGCTAAGTTTGTTTCCTGAAGAAGAACAAAAAGAACTTATAAGATACTCTTGTTCGCGCAACTTGATAAGACCAGTACCAGAAAGACAAGTATATAGCCGTTGGACTGTAAGGAAGTTGATTGAGAATGGACCACAGGCTACAAAAGGGTATTTTATAGATAAGAGCTCTATTATATATGGCATTAATCCATATACAGGTATGAGCTATTACCGATACACAGAAATTAAGATAAAGAAAGATGGGGGATAAATTTATGTTTTATGGGATTGTATAAATTCATCACGACAAAGCAGGTAATCAATAGAAATATCAAAAATATCTGTAATATTAACAAGGCAATCCAAAGACGGACATCGTTCAGCTTGTTCATATTTTTGATAAGCATTTAAAGAAATTTGTAACTTATCAGCCATTTGTTGTTGAGTAAATTTATGTTGCATACGCATTTTACGCAATCTTTTATTAAACATTTTAAAAGCTCCCTATATTTTTTATTTATATTAGATACATAAAGAAAGGTTGGAAATTATAATATGTCACGAGAAAATTTGAAACAAGCCCGCATAAATGCAGGCTTAACACAAAACCAAATATCTGAAAAGTTAAATATTGGTTTAAGATACTACCAAATGATAGAAGCAGGACAAAGAAATGGTGATTTTGCAATATGGGACAAATTGGAAGATATTTTTAAAATTCATCAACGCAAACTCCGAGAGATTGAAGAAATTCATCACGACAAAGTAAGTAATCAGTAGGTACGTTTAAAATATCAGCTATTTTTATCAATGTTTCAAGAGAAGGTGAGCGTTGCCCACTTTCATAAAATTGATATGAACGCAGTTGCAAATTAATTGCATCAGCCATTTGTTGTTGGGTAAAACCACATTTTTTACGTCTTTCACGAAGTCGAATATTAAACATAAAAAAACCTCCTAAAAATACTTGACTATGAACATATTGTACATTATTATATTAATTAATAAAACGCACTATATGTTCACGAACAAAAAGAACGAAATATCGGAGGTAATAATATGACATTTGAAGATTTAGTTTTTGATATGGAAGATTTGTTAATCGAGATTGAAGTGTTAAGTAGAACTTTTAATGCTGTATCTTTACAGCTTACAGAAGATTTAAGTGAGGGTAATGGCTTAATTTTATGGGGCTTAGAGTCACGAATGTTGCAGATAGAAAAGAATACAAAGACATTATTTGATAAGGGATATGAAGAAATAAGAAAAAAGCATACAAATAATATATAAGCGAGGTAGAAGTATATGAGAAATATAAACTATATAAAGGAAATGAACAGTTTTAGAAAATACGCATACGAAAATTATATGTCTAAAGACGCAGTACTATTATGGTACGCCCTATTTGGAGTTGACAACGATTTATATTTTAAGGATTGGTTTAAGATAGATAATCTTAGACTAATGGGCTATGCCTTTATAAAAAGAGAAGCCACATTGATAAAGGCAAGACAAGAATTAATAGATATGGGGTTAATTAAGTTTAAGAAAGGCTCTAAAGGACACCCAAGCGAGTATTATATAGTAATGTTTTCTGAACAACAGCAGAATAATACATATCCAAATTATGAGAATGAGTCAGAAAATGGTGCAGACAACAATGTAAAGCCTGATACAGAAAATAATAATGAAGAACAAAATAACACAGAACAACCAAGAATGAATAATGAAGTGGTCGCTGATGAACGACCTAAGCAAGCTAATTATACATTTTATTACTACAAAAAGCCAAAAGCTACAAATACAAATAATAACCAGTACAAGAAACAAACACCACGAGCTAGAAATAATTTTCATAACTTCCAACAAAGGGACATTGATATTAATGCCTTAGAACGTATGTTATTAGCAAATAATTTAGTGTAGGGCATTGTGTAGTGTATTTAGTAGTACATTGCGCAAGCATATATAAATATATAAAACAAAAATATAAATATATATATAATCGCACGCAGAAAGAAAAGAGGTGAGAACGAGTGCCAGATAAAAATAAAAACACCATAACGATAAATGCCAAAAAAGTTAATATTTACTTAATGACAACAATAAACACCATAAAGGCAGCAGACGGTAAAATAGCATACATACTAGAATATAAGGGAATAATAGAGAACCTGTCACATTAACAAAAGTGCAGGATATAAAGAAATATACGTCTAATAAGGCAAACGTAGAGGTGTTAATACAAGCCTTAGAACGTCTTAAAGAACCATGTGTATTAGCTATATACACAGATTGTGGTTATTTGGTATCTGTACTAAATGGTTGGCTTAAACAATGGGAGAGTAACGGCTGGGTAACGGCACAGCATAAACCAGTAGCAAATAAAGAGCTTATGCAAAGGCTCGCTATATTGCTTAACTCACATAAATATGTAATACACAGTAACATTAAACATGAATATTATGACTGGTTAAGCTGTGAATTAAAAAAGTAGTTGCATTGAAACAACAGAAAGGACGGAAATGAGCATAAATACAGAATACGAGGTAAAAACAGATTGTATGTTCTATGAGCATAAAAGAAAAGATTGTATGGCACTAAAGGCTTTATTTTGTCAGGCAGAAAATTGTAAATTTTATACAACAAAGGAAGTGAATAATGACAAGAAAAACAAGAATTTCTAGGGTAAGAGAGTTCTCCGATGAAGCAAGACAAGAAATTATTAACCGAGATTATGGAGAATGTATTTTCTGTAGAATGAAATACCATATGGAAGACTCTACATGGTTTGGTCAACAGATAAAAGGAATAATGCACTATATACCCAGGTCTTCTAATGGTCTAGGTATCCCACAAAATGGAGCAGTAGGTTGTCAATACCACCATGAAATGTTAGATAACGGCAACAAGGGAAGACGTAGGGAAATGTTGGAGCTATTTAAAAAATACTTACAAAAACATTATCCTGAATGGAATGAAAAAGATTTAATATATTCAAAGTGGAAATAGAAATGTATTATAAAAATAGAATAAGAGACCCAACTGAATTTAATATGACCAACTTTGGTAATTTTATATATCACTTAAAAACAAATTATACATAGTGAAAATGTAGACAGGTTTGGAGTAAAAATACAAAGGATAGGTGGATAATAACATCTATCCGACTTTGTATTGTGGATAATTTAGATAGAAGAACTTAAATTTGCAAGAATGAAAATGGAAGGGGAAGCAAATGACACAGGAAAATGAGAAAAAGGTTGAGTATCTAAAAGGATATATAAAGGCATTGAATATTATAAGTCGCTGTAAAAGGACTATAAATGTTATAAAGAGTGATATAGAAGAATTAAGAAGAAACGAAAGTGAAGCTAAGTGTAGCCCAATAACAGGATTGCCAAAAGCTAAAAATTGTAATAATAAAGATTTATCTGAATATATGATAAAGTTAGACCGTTATGAGCGACAGATACAAGATTTAATCAAGTCAATCAATAGTACACAAAAAGAGGCAGCAGAAGAATGTACTAAAATATATATTGCAATAAATGAAATGCAAACAGAAAAATATAAAGATATTTTAACAGCTAAATTTATAGAGCGTAAAAGTTGGAAAGAAATGAGTATACATTTTGGGTATACAAGAGATGGAATGTATAAGACATATATAAAAGCGTTAGATGAATTTAAAATACCAGCATAAAAAGTAAACTGTATACACCAGTATACATATATATGTGTTATTATGGTAGTGGATATAAAGGAAATTAATGATTGAAAAGGGCATTATCGGCAGCAGTCGGTAGTGTCCTTTTTGTTATGGGAGAAAGACATGGCAAAAGAATTTAGCAAAGGGTTCTATAATAGTTCACAATGGCGTAGGACACGCAAAGCATTTATTAAGTATAGGCAGTCAATTGACGGTGGATTGTGTGAAATGTGTAAAGAGAAAATGGGATACATCGTTGACCATAAGATTGAGTTGACACCTTACAATATTAATAATCCAGATGTATCTCTTAGCTTTGATAATTTCCAATATCTATGTCACAATTGCCATAATAAAAAAACATTTAGGAAATGGGGCGAGCAAAAATATGAGTTTGATGACAATGGAATGGTTGTACCAAAGCTGAAGACTCCCCCCTATTAAACATTTTCAAAAATCTTGTTGTAACCGATAGCCCCAGATACATATAATACGCAGGTCGCACGTAAAGGGGGTGTAGGTAAGGAGGTGAATTAAGTGGCAAATAACGAGAAATATACAGGTTTAACCAAAGATGAGATTATTGAGAAAGAGTATAAAAAACTTAGCGGAATTTATACAAAACTTAATACAAAAACAAAGAAATCTATTAATTCTTTAATGAATGAGGCAGCTTTTATGTCAGCAAGTTTGTATGAATTAAGACAGATTATAAATGCTAAAGGGTATACAGAAGAATACCAAAATGGTGCTAATCAAAAGGGCGTTAAAAAGTCGTCTGAAATAGAGATATACAACACTATGATTAAAAATTATAGTGCCGTTATGAAACAGCTAACTGATTTACTTCCAAAGGAAGAACCGAAAGTCAAAATTGAAAATGATGGTTTTGATGATTTTATTGATAGTCGAGAAGACGTATGAGAAGATATCCATTAACATACAATCCGATTATTGAATACTACAACAAGATTGAGAATAACGAAATAATTGTAAGTGAAAAAATAAGAAAATGGTATAAGTATCTTGTATGGCACATTGAAAATCCTGATGAATATTTTTACTCTGCTAAACGTGCTAACCACATATTAGAATTTGCAGAAAATTATTGCAAACTGTCTAAGCATAAAAAAGGAACTACCAACGATGTAAGACTGGAATTGTGGGAGAAAGCACACTTGGCAGCAGTATTTGGCTTTATAGATATCAATGGCAATAGACAGTGTAGGGAGTCAGTGCTTATTGTTGGTAAGAAAAATGGTAAATCTTTATTAGCTTCTATTGTAGGGCTTTACTTGCTTGTGGGAGATGGAGAGCCTGGCCCAGAAGTGTATGCGGTTGCAACTAAAAGAGAACAGGCAAAAATTGTCTGGAATGAAGCTAAGAGAATGGTGAATAAATCTCCTGCTTTAAGGAAACGTATTAAGCCGTTGGTTGCTGAACTTACGAGTGAAGCCTTTAATGAGGGTTCATTTAAGCCATTAGCCAGTGATAAAGATAGTATGGACGGTCTTAACGTACATGGTGTACTTATGGACGAGATACATCAGTGGAAGAATGGTAAGGCACTGTATGATATTATGGCTGACGGTGTAACAGCAAGAGACCAGCCACTTGTATACATAACTTCTACAGCAGGTACGATAAGAGAAGATATCTATGACCAAAAGTACGATGAAGCTACAAGGGTTATTAATGGGTTGTTTGATGATAATGGTTACAAAGATATACATTTTTTTCCATTTATTTATGAGCTTGATAGTCGTAAAGAGTGGACAATACAAAGTTGCTGGATTAAAGCTAACCCAGGACTAGGAACAATTAAAAATCTTGCAACACTACAAGCTAAAGTTAAGAAAGCGCAGGAAAACCCATTGCTTGTAAAAAATTTGGTATGTAAGGAGTTTAACATACCAGAAACAAGTAGTGAAGCTTGGCTAACCTTTGAGCAAGCAAATAATACAGTTACGTTTGATATAGCACAGTTAAAACCTAGATATGGTATAGGTGGGGTGGATTTATCTTCTACCAACGATTTGACTGCTGCCAAAGTAATTTTTATGATACCAAATGATGACCACGTATATGTTGAACAAATGTACTGGATACCAGAAGACACAGTTGAAAAGCACGTAAGGGAAGATAAAATTCCTTATGATTTATGGATTGAGCAAGGATATGTAAGAACCTGTGCAGGAAATAAGACACACCCTAAATATGTAACAGAGTGGTTTTTGGAAATACAAAATGAAAAGGACATATATTTGCCATGGATTGGTTACGATGCTTGGAGTGCTGCTTATTGGGTGGAAGAAATGAATGGTTATTTTGGAGCAGAGGCAATGATACCTGTGCGACAAGGCAAGCAAACATTGAGTAGCCCAATGAAAACAATGGGAGCTGACTTAGACAAAAAAATTATTGTGTACAATAACAATCCTGTTGATAAATGGTGCTTATGCAATACAGCCATAGACGTAGACAAGAATGATAACATACAGCCAATTAAGACAAGCAATCCTAGAAAGCGAATTGACGGAACAGCGGCGTTATTAGATGCCTATGTTGTGCTTCAGCTTAAAATGAATGAGTATCAGACAATGATTTAAGGGGGTGATAACAAAGTGGGAATATTTAGTAAATTTAAGAATGTTAAAGTAATTGAACGCTATAAGATGATAACAGAAACAGGAAATGGTTTATATACTTGGAATGGTAAGTTGTACGAAAGTGATATTGTTAGGGCTTGTATACGCCCTAGAGTTAAAGCAATGGGTAAACTTGTAGCAAAGCATATAAGGGACTCTACAACAGGTTTTGCAGTTAATCCAACGCCATATATAAGATTTTTACTAGAAGAACCCAATCCATATATGACAGGGCAAATGTTACAAGAAAAAGTAACAGCACAATTAGCATTAAATAATAATGCTTTTATACTAATTGTGCGTGATAATATGGGGCTTCCATGTGAGTTGTATCCAATACCAGCGAGTAGTGTAGAGGCTATGTATGATAAAAATTATAACTTGTTTCTAAAGTTCTATTTTTACAATGGAAAGCAATGTACAGCACCTTATGAAGATATAATACATCTGCGTGATGACTACAATGAAAATGATATTTTCGGAAGTTCTCCAGCAAACGCCCTTACAGAAATGATGAATGTTTTAGGGAATATAGACCGAGGAACAATAAATGCTATAAAAAACAGTGGCGTTGTTCGATGGCTTTTGAAATACCACACACCACAACGCCCAGAAGACTTAAAGGCGAATGTAAAAGAATTTGTGGACAATTATTTGTCTACACAAAATGAAACTTTGGGTGTTGCTGGAACAGATGCAAAAGCAGACGCTATAAGGATAGAACCCAAAGACTTTGTGCCTAATGCAGCACAAACAGATAGAGTCACAGAAAGAATATATGCTTTTTTTAACACTAATAGTAAAATAGTCCAGTCAAATTATACCGAAGATGAATGGAACAGCTACTTTGAGGCACGAATAGAACCAGATGCACGCCAACTTAGCGAAGAGTACACAAGGAAGTTATTTAGCAGGCGTGAGCGTGGAAGTGGTAATAAGATTATTTTTGAAGCTGTAAGTTTGCAATATGCTTCTATGAGTACAAAAATGAACTTATTGCAAATGGTTGACAGAGGTGCTATGACGCCAAATGAATGGCGTGCAGTTATGAACTTAGGACCTATTGAAAATGGTGATAAGGCTATAAGAAGATTAGATACTGCAATGGTTGAAGGAGGTGGAAAAGATGAAGATAATTAATGTAAAGGGTGCAATAGTCACGAACGATTATAAGTGGATATATGATTTTTTAGACATGGAAGCTGTATGCCCTAGAGATGTACAAAAAGCCATAGATGAGGCTAACAATGATGATATAACTGTTGTAATAAACTCTGGTGGCGGTGATGTTGGTGCTGGAAATGAGATTGCATATATTATACAGCAGTATAAAGGTAATACAACGGCAGATATTGTAGGTTATTGTTGTTCTGCTGCTACATTGGTATCGTGTTCCGCAGATAAAGCAAGAATGTTGCCGACAGCCCTATACATGATACATAATGTATCAGGTGGAAGTAATGGAGATTACAGAGATTTGGCACATGGTTCACTTGTATTGAAAACAGCAACAGAAGCAATAAGTAAGGCGTACCAATTAAAAACTGGTAAAAGTGCAAGTGAATTATTAGAAATGATGAACAAAGAAACTTGGCTAAGCTCTGATAAAGCACTTGAAATGGGGTTTGTTGATGAAATTATAGGTGTAGATAGTAATACAAGTGGTATAACACTTAATAATGCTTTTGGTACAGTACTACCAGAAAGCACAATAGAAAAAATTAGAAATATGTGTATTAATCGTCTTCAGGAGCAACCTAAAGACGATTTTTTAATACAAAAAAATAAGACACAATTACAGTTGTTAAAAATGAAGGGAGTATAAAGAATATGAAGTTTTTAAATGTTGTAAAAGATTTTAAGGATAAAAATGAGTATTTATCGTATAGAAACAATATGCTTAATGAAGCTGAACAGCTTATGAATGATGGAAAGTTAGAAGAAAGTAATGCAAAATTAAAAGATGTAGAAGAATTAGATGAAGATTTTAAAAATCATGCTGAAACAAAAGCTAATCTTACAGCACTTAGTGGTAGTGGAATAAAGCCTAAAACGGATATAACAAACTTAGCAGGAATATCATTAGTAGATAAGACAGATAAAAATATAACAAATGATATATATGACTCTGTTGAATACAGAACTGCGTTTATGAATAACGTAATTAACGGTACGCCAATACCAGCACAATTTAAGAATGACAATACAAAGACAGCAGATGTAGCTTCTGTTATTCCAACAACAACGATGAATAAAATCATTGAAAAGTTAGAAACTGTTGGGAATATTTATGCAAAGGTAACAAAGACGTCTTACAAAGGTGGTGTTGCTATTCCAACATCTACCGTTAAGCCAGTAGCATCTTGGGTGGCAGAAGGTGCAGGAAGTGAGTTACAAAAGAAAACAACAGGAAAGATTATATTTAATTATTATAAGTTAAGATGTGCTATTTCTATGAGTATTGAAACACAGACAATGGCTTTGTCTGCGTTTGAAACAAAGTTTGTTGAGAACGTAACAACAGCTATGATAAAAGCTATTGAGCAAGGCATTTTTACAGGTACAGGCACAAATCAGATGACAGGTATTCTAACAGAAACAATTGAAGACAGTAGGAAAATCAACATTGCAAAAACAAAAAGTATAACATATAAAGACCTATGTGCAGCAGAAGCTGTACTTCCAGAAGAGTATGAAAACGGAGCGGAATGGTATATGACAAAGGCAACATTCTTTAACCAGATTGTTTCAATGACAGATACTAACGGACAGCCTGTGGCAAGGGTTAATGTAGGTTTAAGCGGAAAGCCAGTATACAACATTCTTGGAAGACCAGTAAACTTTACACAGTATATACCAACTTACGCTGATACGGTAGAAAAAGACACAGTTGTTGCTTGTATCTATAATATGGCAGATTATGTCATAAATACTAACTTAAATATGACAGTAAAACGCTATGAAGATGATGAAACAGATGACCAGGTAACAAAGGCTATTATGATTGTTGATGGAAAGTCAACGATTAACGAGAGTTTAGTGGAGATTATTAAAAAATCTGCGTAATTTAATTCAAAGCCACTAGCAATATTATTTTGCTAGTGGTATATGTGAGGTTTTGTTATGGATATGGATATTTTAAATGATATTAAGCGAGATTTAAGAATAAAAACGAACTCGCTTGATGGAGAAATAGAGAGTCTTATTAAAACAGCTATGAGTGATATGAGTTTAGCTGGAATTAATACAGAGATAAAGACAGAAACAGGTGAGATAGACCCATTAATATATACAGCTATTAAACTGTATTGTAAAGGCAATTTTGGCTATGATGACAAAGTTGATTTTCAGAAAGCGTATGAAAACTTAAAAATAGCTTTATCAACTTCTTTACAATATAAAAATATGGAGTAGTTATGGATATAGAAGCAGTACTTATTTATAAAAATCAAGCTACAGATAGTTGTGGCTTTGATACAGAAGAAGAACAGCGATATGAAATATTTGCAAATATGCAATCTGTAAAAAGAACAGAGTTCTATTCTGCTATGCAGGCAGGCTTAAAGCCGTCTATATCTATAATAACTAGAATAGAAGACTATGAGCAGACAAAGCACATAGTTAATAAAAAGCCCGTATATGCACAGGTAGTAGAAATAGATGGTGCAGAATATAAGATTATAAGAACGTATTATAAAAATAATAGTACGATTGAACTGACGTTAGGAAGTGATTAGCATGGGGTGTAATTATAATTTTGATACAGATTTTTTAAGAACTTTAACCAATCTTGAAGATATTGAAAATATAACAGCTAAAATGTTAAAAGCTGGTGGTGAGGTGTTAGTAGAGAATGAGAAGAAAGCTATAGAACATATACAAACTGGAGATATGAAAAAATCTATAAAAGCTACAAGTGTTAAGAAGAACCAATATGGTCAGTATGTTGTTGTAAGACCAACTGGTAAAAGCACAACATACATAGACCGACATGGAGAAACAAAAGAAAGAAAAACACCCGTAAGAAATATGGAGAAGTTTGTATACAACGAATATGGCACAAGCCAGCAATCAGCTAACCCTATACAGAAACAAGTTGTAAATGTATCTCAAGCGGAATTAGAAAATATAGCTACAAGAATAATGCAGGAGAGTATAAATGATTAATGAGCGAATTGTAAATGTTCTAGCAGAGTTTATTAACAAAAATGATATAAAGTACTTAACATATGCGGGGCAAGCAGATACTTATTGTGTTTTCAACTTTGCTGATGATAAAGGTATTAATTTTGCCGATGATGAGCCAGAAGACATTGAAAGCAGTATACAAGTACATATATTTACAAAAAAGCCAGCAGAGTACAAAAAACTAAGAAACAGTGTACGAGAGGCACTTTTTAAAGCTGGGTTTAGTTATCCAGCCTTAACAGAACTGTATGAAAAAGAAACAAAAATATACCATATTGTATACGAATGTGAGTTCGTGGAAGGGAGAGAGTAATGGCAGCAATAGGATTAAAATATCCGATGGTGGCACTATATGATGAAAGTGCAGGAACACCAACATATAAAAGTGGTATGGTAATGGCTAAAGCCATTAAAGTAGATTTAAAATGGACTAAGAATGATGCAGAGTTATATGCTGATGACGCACTAGATGAAGCTGATACATCTATAACAGGTGGTACAGAAACACTAGGAATTAATGATTTAACGTATGAAGTACAGGCTTTAATTTTAGGACATAAGTACAATAAGGAAAGCAATGAGTTAGTTGTTAATGAGAATGATGTAGCGCCATACGTTGGACATGGCTTTTATGGCAAGGTAAAGCGTAATGGAGTAGAAAAATTTAGAGCTATATGGTTGTGCAAAATGATGTATTCAGAACCAGATGAAACATTAGAAACAAAGGGTGAAAAGACGTCATTCAATACTCCTAGTTTAGAAGGGAAAATAATGAAAGCTAAGACAGGCGATATAAAAATGGAAACAATTGTTGATACAGAAGCTGAAGCAATAGCCTGGTTAAAGAAAAAAGCAGGAATAGCAACATAAATAAAAAAATAAAGGGCTTAAAGGGTTATTGAAATTATTTCAATAATCCTTTTTTTAAAGGTGTTAAGTATGATAGATACATTTAAACAGATAGAATTAAGTAAAGCTAAATTTATAAATATTAAAAACAAAAGTGGGAAAGTAGTAGATGTTAAGGCTGTAACAGAAAAGAAGAAATACTTGCTTGTATTTAATATTAACGTAATAGATGCACTTGATAATAAATATGCACAGGACAACAAAAATGGTTTTGAAGTCTTTCTTGAAAAGCTAGACTCTAAAGATACAGCAGATATATGGCGAACATCTGTAGATTTCCTTGTTATGTGCATAAATGAAGGAATACGACAAAAGAATGTACATAGAAAGTCGGTTGGGTTAAAAGAAGATGAATACATAAAAAATGAAGAAATAAATATAACAGCACTTGACGCTACAAACCTAGCTATACAGGTTATAAACAATGGAGTGCCAGAGCAAAAAAACTAAATGACCATGACATTGAGTCGGAGGAGTCACAAGACTTTGACTTAGTGGCATGGTTATTTTATATAGGTATGAGTCGATTGGGTTTTACTGAAGAACAAATTGGTGATATGTCCCTAAAGAAGTTCTTTAGGCTATATGAAGCCTATAAAAAGACGTTTGACGTAGAAATGCTAAGAACAGCAAATAAAATAACTTACGAAACAAGTGGCAGAGAAGCGAATATGGACGACGTAATACCATTTTAGTTTGTAAGGGAAAGGAGATAAATGGCAACAGTAAAAACAGGCATTACACTGGCAGCAGAAGGTGAAAAGGAATTTAGAAAAGCTATAAGTGATATAAACAACCAAATGAAAGTAATGAAATCTGAGCTTAAAGCAACCACTGATGAGTTAAATGCCAATGGTAATGGAACAGACGCATTAAAGGCAAAGCAAAAAGGGTTGGCTGAACAGATTGCATTGCAAAAGGATAAGATTGCACAGCTTAAACAGGCTGTACAAAAGTCTTCTGAAGCCTATGGAGAAAATAGCAATAAAACACTTAATTGGAAAAATTCTTTATACCAGGCACAGTCACAGCTTACAAAAATGGAGCAAGAGCTTAAGAATGTTAATTCGCAGGTGGAACGACATACACCAACACTAGATAGACTTGCAGAAAGTGAGAAAAAATACGAAACGCAGATGAAGTCTGCAAGCTCGGAAATGAAATTGCTACAAAGCCGCTATGGTGATAACGCCAATAGTGCAAAGGCTTTAAACGAGAAACAGACTATTTTAAATAAACAAATAGAAATACAGCAGAATAAAGTAGGATTACTTACAAGGGCATTAGAGGAGTCTACAAAGGAATATGGAAGTAATAGCGAAAAAACTTTGCAATTAAAGACATCTTTGAATGAGGCAAAGGTTGAGTTAATGGGTTTTGAAGAACAGCTAAAGGCTGTAAAACAAGCTACACCTAACCTTGATAGAGTTGCTGAAACATTTGATAACATTGGTGAAAAGACACAGAACTTAGGCAACAAATTATCTGTCGTATCTTCTGCTGTTGTGGCTACAGGTACAGTAGCTACTAAACAGGCGATGAGCTTTGAAGATGCAATCGCAAAAGTATCTACTATTGCTGATACTACAGAAGTCCCTATAAATGACTTGCAAAATTCTATATTAGAATTATCTAATAAAACAGGTATAGCGGCAACGGATATAGCAGATAACGTATACAATGCTATATCAGCAGGACAGAAGACAGGAGATGCCGTTAATTTTGTAAGCAATGCTACTAAGTTGGCTAAAGCTGGTTTTACAGACTCGGCAGCAGCTACAGATATTCTTACAACTGCCCTTAATGCGTATGGATTAGAAGCAGATAAAGTAACAAATATATCCGACCTTTTAATTAATACACAGAATTTGGGAAAGACCACCGTTAATGAGTTAGCATCTGCAATGGGTAAAGTTATACCAACAGCTAAAGCCGATAATGTACAAATGGACCAGTTGGCTACGTCGTATGCAATCTTAACGGCTAAAGGTATAGCAACAGCAGAGTCAACTACATACCTTAATTCGATGTTGAATGAAATGGGAAAGAGTGGCTCTATTGTAGATGGAATATTGAGAAATAAAACAGGAAAGTCATTTAAAGATTTATCAGCCGAAGGCAAGACGTTAGCTGAGATTTTAGAGATAGTAAACGACTCAGCGAAAGAGAATAATAAAAGTCTATCTGATATGTTTTCGTCATCTGAGGCGGCGAAAGCTGGTGTTGTATTGTTAGGAGATAGCACAGAAAGTTTTAATGGAGTGCTTGAAAAAATGCAGAGTTGTACAGGTGCGACAGACTTAGCATTTGGCAAACTTGGAACTACAAGCAAGAACATTAATGATACATTAAACAAAGTAAAAAATTCTGGTATAAATCTAGGACAAGCAATCTTAACAGCCATAACACCTAAGATAAACAAAATGGCGGAAGTGGCAGACAAAGCCACTACTAAATTTAACAGTTTAGACGATGAGCAAAAAAGTACAATCGTAACTATTGGCGGTATTGTGATAGCTATAGGACCAGCAGTAATAGCATTAGGAAAAATGGCAACAGGTATATCTGCTGTTATAAAGACAATAAAGGGCATAGGAACGGTTGTATCTGGTCTTACAACCCTAATGGCTACAAATCCAGTTTTTGGTGGTGTCGTAATAGCAGTTGCAGGAGTGGCAGCATTAACAACGGGATTAGTTGCATTATCTAAAGCAACAAAATCTAACTCAGAAACAGTTAAGCAACTCACCGATGAAGAACAACAACATATAGATGCCATAAATAAAAGCAAAGAAGCCTATGACAAGACTATTCAGCAAAGAGATGAGAGTGTAAAAGGAATAAATGCAGAATATACAAACTTAAAAATGCTTTCCAAAGAGCTTGACGGTATTGTTGATGAAAACGGGCAAGTAAAAGAAGGCTACGAAGATAGAGCAGAGGTAATAACAGGTCTATTGAGCAGAGCATTAGGTATTGAAATTGATATGACAGATGGTGTAATTAAAAATTACGAAGATTTGAAGAAAACTATTGATGATGTAATTCTGTCTAAACAAGCTGAAGCATTGCTAAATGCAAATGAACAAGCCTATACAACTGCCATTGAAAATAGAACAGAAGCCTTTACAAATCTTGCTAACATACAAAAAGATGTAAAGGAAACGGAACAACAATTGGCAGAACAGCATAAAAAAGAAGATGAAGCTTTGGCAGGCTATAATAAGGCAATGGCAGATGGTACTGGTGGTATGCAAGAGTATCAAGAAGCGATTGCAGATGCTAGAGATGAGATTGAAAGATTGGAAAGCAATCTTAAACAGCAGAATGAAAAACTTAATGAAGCTCAAGATGTTTACAGTGGTTACGCATCAGAGATAAGCAATTATAATGAATTGATTTCTGCTTCTACGAGTGGAAATGCTGAAAAGGTGCAAGATGCCATAAATCGTATGACTAACCATTTTATAACGGCTGAAAATGGTACGAAAGAAAGCCTTGAGAACCAGGTTACTAATATGGAAAATACTCTTAATGCCATGCAAGAAGCTATAGATAATAATGCCCCTGGTATAACACAAGATATGGTTAATAACCAACAGGAAATGGTAGAACTTGCAAAAGCAGAATTAGATAAACTTGCTCCACACGCAGAGCAAGCAACAACAAATGCTGGTAATGCTGCAACAATGGGAATAATAAATACAACGCCAATGATGACAAATGCAACTTTTGATATGGTTATGAACTCTAAAACTACAATGGAAGCCATAGATTTTGCCGCAAGTGGTCGTGGGATAGCGCAGGAAACGGCAAATGGAATATCTTCTAAAGAAGGAGATGTGACACAGGCGGCTCAAAATGCTATGGAAGGTGCTAACGCATATATAGATGGTCTTCCAGCACGAGCGCACGTATGGGGCGCAGATTTTGGAGATGGTCTTGCTAGTGGAATACGTTCTAAAAGAGAGCTTATTAGGCAAGAGTCTAGTGGTATAGCTGATATAATACACGCAATTTTACATTTCTCTGTCCCTGATGAAGGACCACTTACAACATATGAAAGTTGGATGCCAGACTTTATGGACGGACTTGCAAAGGGGATAAAAAATAATAAATATAAAGTAACAGACCAAATAAGAGGGTTAGCTAATGAAATGCAAGTTGATATAAGTCCTAACACTGTTGGAACTACAACAATGGTTTTTAACAGTGATAAGCTAGATAGGTTGTGTGAATTAGCGGAGCAGTATTTTCCACAGTTCGGTAATATACAGTTAGACGGTAGAAGTATAACGCAAACTGTAAGCAATAATATGGCTTTTAATAGGGGGTTATATAGGTGAAGATAAATAACATAGATATAACACAATATAACGGCAAGCAATGCAGCATAAATATACAGCCATCTACTTTTAACACAGAGAGCCTATGGGAAAGTAATTTTATAACACCAATAGTATTTAATAAAAATGCCACACTTAAAAAAATAGTGTTAGAGTTTGCGGTAAAGGGAAGTGATAAAGATACAATTAATAATAATGTAAGCAACATTATAAAATTAATGAGCAAACAAGCAACGTATAAATTTGATGGATACGAACATTATTATTGTTGCATTGCAGACACACCAACAGTAAAAACAAGTTGTAAAAAATTTAAAGTGCTGAGTACTACACTATATGGTTATGAATATGCTGAAGCAAAGCAATATCAATTTAGTGACACTATTACAATTAATAACGCAGCTACAGCAATATCTCCAGCAATATTAAAAATTACAAGTAACATAGGGCTTAACAGCCTAACAATAACAGGCTTAACGCAGAAACCTATAACAGTGCAGAATATAGCCATAAACACCCCCATTACTATAGATGGAGAAAAATGTGTTGTAGAAGAAAATGGCAAGAACATATTCGGACGTACTAACTTATGGGAGTTCCCAACAATTAAGCCAGGACAAAATACAATTAAGTTAAGTAGTGCGTGTTCATGCACACTTACTTATAAGCCAAGATATTTATAATTAAAGAAAGGAAAACAAAGTAATATGTTAGAAAAGAATACAGAAACAACAACAGTGATAAGCAAATCTTTAACAGGTTCGTCTGTAATAGCAGACGAGTCGGGAAACAATTCTACAGTAATAACCTTTAGCGCAAGTATAGAAAAAGAGAATGGTAATATAAGAAATATGCCATACATACAGCAAAATATATTAAAACCAGCTATGTATGTGGCGCACATGACGGAGTGTAAGAAAGATATTCAAGATTTCAATGATTATATAGATGAGTGCTTGAAAGGGGAAGATGAATAATTATGATAACAATGACATTAAAAGAAGCAAATAAAACATTAGAGGGACTTAATTTACTCGGAAGTTTGCATTTGCCAGCACAATTAGCATTTGCTATAGCAAAAAACAGAAAAAATTTAATGAATGAATTGTTTATTGCCGATGAGCAAAAGGAAAAATTAATAAGTGAATATGCAGATAAAGGCTATATAGAAATAGAAAAAGAAACTGGAAAAATAATTTATAAAAACGAACAGGAAAAAGAAAAATTTTTGAAAAAATATAATGAGCTTTACAATGTTAAAACAGATATAGACATAAAAAAAGTTAATTATGAAACAATACAAGAATGTGAAAATGAAACCTTTGACACATTGTCTGTAGATTGTATAAACGTATTGTTGTTTATGCTGGAGGAGTAATTTTAAATAATTAAGAAAGGCGGTATAAATGCTAAGACTATTAAATACAGGGCGACAAGTAATGCCGCCAGTAACAAAATATAAAGATTTAAAGATAGAGAGAGTTCTGGACTACGATGACAGAACTCTCTCTTTTTCTATACCTGTGAACGTAATGCCAGTAGATATGATGCTGGAGAATTATATACAAACACAAGAAGACGAGTATGTAATAAAACAAATAACTCTTAATGGCAATTATTACTACATTACAGCGCAATTAAATATAGACGAGCTAGAGGGTACACACTGGGAAACATTTTATACAACAGAGCAGACAGTACAACAAACAGCCAATTTAGCATTGGCTGGAACAGGTTGGACTTGTGTGTGTGATATAAGCAAGAAAAGAAGCATAAAAAAGACTAATGTTTACACTTGGGATATTTTAAAACAGATTGTAAAAACCTACAGATTGGAAATGATAATCGACAGTCTTAATAAGAATATCAAATTTGTAGAAAAGAGAGGGGAAGATAAAGGCGTTTATTTTAGTTCCCAACTTAACTTAAGGTCTGTTGGAAAGCAGGCTCAAACAGCAGATTTTTACACAAGAATAATTCCAGTTGGAAAGGACGGTCTTACAATAGAAGCCATTAATGGTGGCAAGAAATATCTGGAAAATCACACTTATAGCTCTAAAAATAAAACGTACTACTGGAAAGACGAAAGGTACACCAATGCAAGTAATTTAAAAGAAGATGCAGAAGCAAAACTTACAGATATGGCAACACCCAGAATTTCCTATAGTTGCGACATAATAGACTTGGCAAAAGCGAACAATTATAGCTTTTTAAGTTATGGTTTGGGAGATGTTGTAACAATTATAGATAGTGCTACAAATATAAGAGTAACACAACGTATTGTAAAAATGATTGAATATCCAGAGAGTCCCGAACGAAACCAATGTGAAATATCTAATACCAAACTAAGTTTTGAAGAACTGACACAGAAATATGAAGACACAACGGATACGGTTAATAATATAACTACTGATAACGGGACAATAGATAGTAATGCAATAGACACAATTCCCGCAAGTAAAGTAGTTATTGCTAATAGCGCAGAATTTAAAAATGTAGAAACAGAAATATTAAATGTAACGGATATGCTAACTGCTGCCAATGCCAAAATAGGTACTCTGGAAACTACAAAACTTACAGCCACAACGGCAGAGCTTACATATGCAAAGATAGATACATTAGAAGCGGTAACAGGAAGAATAGAAATCTTAGAAGCTAATAGCCTTACTGCCACTAGTGCAGAAATAAAAAGCCTAACGGCAGGCGTAGCAAACATTAATACATTAATGTTTGGTACAGCTTCTGGTGGAAGCTTAACAACAGAGTTTTCTAATTCTGTTGTAGGTCTGATAGGTGATGCCCAAATAAAGTCTGCAATGATTAAGGACATAAGCGCAGATAAGATACTGTCTGGCAAGCTCTATACTAATTTAGTACAGATATGTAGCCAAAGTGGCAATTTAGGCATATCTGACAACACTATACAGATAAGAGATAATAATAAAAAAGTACGTGTACAGATAGGAAAAGACGCTTCAAGCGATTACAACATTTATATTTGGGACAAGGGCGGGAACTTGATGTTTGACCCTTTATATGGTGTGCAAGAAAGTGGTATTAAAAAAGCTATAATCAGAAATGACATGATAAGCAACACCGCTAATATTAGCGGTGAAAAGATAGATATATCTTCTCTGATAACAACTATAAATAAAGATGGAAGTAACACAATAAACGCTTCCAAAGTCTATATAGATACAGATAAACAGACGTTAGACGTATCTTTTAAGAACTTAACAACAAGTATAAGCACTGTAACAACTAATGTGACAACCGCTGTGAATACAGCTAATACAGCTAACGCCACAGCCAATAGTGCAAAGAGTACTGCCACAACCGCCAATACGACAGCCAACACCGCAAAGACCACAGCCGATGCAGCCAAACAAACAGCCACAACTGCCAATAATACAGCAAATACAGCCAATGGTAACGCTAATTCAGCATTGAGTAAAGCTAACACCTTAGAAACTAATCTAAAAACTATAACAGAAAAAGTAACAACACAGGGTACACAAATAACTGCCATACAGGGTAATATAAGCTCTAAGATTTGGCAACAAGACATAACAACGGCAGTTACTAGTTTGGAGATAGGTGGAAGAAATCTTGTAAGGAATGGAAATTTTTCAAATTCAACATCTACTTCAGGATATTGGAATAATTGGGGTTCACCAAGCATAAGAGAGTTTGTAACTTTAAATGGTAAGAAATGGTGTCATATAAAAGGAACAGGAACAGCTCAATATCAAGGCATAAATCAAAATACTGGTATAAGGATAGAAAAAGATACACAATATACAATAAGTATAAGAGTAAAAGGTGCAAAGGATAATCAAATTTTTGCTATTGGAGTACATTGGAATTCGACGTCTACGATAATTGCACAATCGTGGAAATATCCTACTGTAGGGACAACAGACAAAATTGTTACAGCAACTTTTAGAACACCTAACACAGATGTGAACCATTTTAATTTAATGTTGGGTGTTAGTAGTACAACAACCGTATATGAAGTGTATTTTACAGATATAAAGCTGGAGAAAGGTAACAAAGCCACCGATTGGACTCCAGCGCCAGAAGACGTAGATAGTTCTATAACAAATTTAGAAAGTAACACAAAGACATTAAGTACCCAATATACAAGCCTTAACCAAACGCTAACAAGCCTTAGTGCAACAGTCAATAGTAACACCACAAAGATAAATGCAAAAGCAGATGGAAGCACTGTAACAAGCTTACAGACTAAGGTGACAAATATACAAACAGACCTTAATGGGTATAAGACTACAGTAACCAATACATACGCTACAAAAAGTAGTTTAAATGACTACGCAACAACAAAGGCAGTTAGTACTGCCATAGACCAAAAAGCAGATAGCATAATACAAACTGTTTCGGCAACATACACAACCAAAACGGACTTTAATAATATGCAAATTGGCGGTAGGAATTTACTGCTGAATACTAATAAAGGTGTAGATGGTTGGCGTTGGACTGCTAACGGCGGTGTGCAAAGTTTAACAGAATACAACAGCGGTACATATAGTGTAAAGTGTGTACAAGCTATAATAAAGACACCATCGACAGGTTACTGTATATTGTTGTTTGGAAATATAAATAGAAATAAACTACAAGCAAACAAGCAATATACATTAACTTTCGACATTTACTCTAGTACAACTGGAAAAACTGATATTTGTTATGCGCAAGATACTAGAGCGCAAAACTGTGGCTGGTTTGGTACATGCAATTATAAAGCGCAGACATGGGTGCATTTTGTAGGGACAGTTACATTTAATTCGACAAATCCAAATCAAAACCAGTATTTATATTTTGCAGATATAAATGTTGCTAGAAGTTGGATTATAGCGAATTTAAAGTTAGAAGAAGGTAATAAGTCAACAGCATATTCAGCTGCACCAGAAGATACAGATGCGCTAATAAATACATTACAAAGTAATGTAACTAGCATACAGGCAGACCTTAGTGGCTATAAAACTACAGTGGCTAATACCTACGCAACAAAAAACACCCTAAATGGTTATGCAACCACAACAGCTCTCAACTCTGCAATAGACCAAAAGGCAAATAGTATTATACAGTCTGTGTCTGCAACATATGCAACTAAGACGGATTTTAATAATATGCAGATAGGTGGCAGGAATTTTATACTGAATAGTACATTTGCAACACAAGGCACAAGTTGGGTTACAAATTCTTCCAAAGTAACATATGCAACAGATAGTACAGTTGGAAACTATATAATGTTTTACTGTACAGCAGTGGGAGATAACTTAAATTACAGAATATATCAAACACCTTTCGCAGATGGCAAGGGGCATGTGCAAGGACAACAATATACGTTGTCTTTTTATGCAAAAGCGTCCGAATCAAGCGCAAAAATAAATTGTGGATGTGCTGGAAATTTACAGGCTGTAACCGTAGGTACTACTTGGAGTAAATACACAATAAAGTATACAGCTTCTAATACGTCCAGCTTAATGTTTAATATAGCAAAAGCAAATGTTAAGCTATATCTTTCTCAGATAAAACTGGAAAAAGGGAACAGGGCAACGGATTGGTCGCCCGCCCCGGAGGATACTAATAAATATGTTAATGCTAAATTAGAGTTGAAAATTGATAAAGCAAAACTAGTGTCCGAAATTAACGCAAGTGCAGACGAAATAAATCTTAAATCTAATAGATTAAGCTGGACCAGCACTGGAACGAGCATGACAAAAGAAGGCAACTTAACTTGTACAACGGGAAAAATCGGCGGGTTTAATATAACATCTACTGGCATAAACGCCACCAGTGGAACAGTAGGCATTAACTCTACAGGCGGTTGGGCTTTACACGCTGGAGCATTAATTAAAAATACCGATAGATATGCGTTTTGTGTTGGTCACGAAGGAAACGTTTATTCTAACGGAAGTGCATATTTTAACGGAAGCGCTAATTTTAATGGCGTAACTAATGCCAATGGAGAATTTTATGTAACTACAAGTCGTTACGGACAATGTGCCGTTGCTTTAACAGCACCGGGGCAATCCATAAAACTGGCCTACGACCAGGCTAATAAAAATTTAATTTTTTTCTTAAATGGGATACAAATAGCTAATGTATATGGGGCATAAGCCTCTTTTTTTATACATAAAAAATAAAAAGAAAGAAAGAAGGAAAAAGAATGAAAGAAATGATATGTACAACAACAGGAGTAATAGGTTCGGTAGTTGCAAGTTTATTTGGTGGTTGGGATACAGGATTAACTACTTTATTAATATTTATGTTTTTAGACTATATAACTGGTCTTATTGTGGCTGGTGTGTTTAAAAATAGTCCTAAAACAACAACTGGAGCGTTGGAAAGTAGTACAGGCTGGAAAGGCTTGTGCAGAAAAGGGATAATGTTAGCTTTTGTGTTGGTGGCTTATAGATTAGACATAACAATTGGAACAAGCTATATAAGGGACTGCCTGATTATAGCCTTTGTTGCGAATGAAACTATAAGTTTAGTAGAAAATGCAGGGCTTATGGGAGTACCACTCCCAGCGGTAATAACTAAAGCTGTGGATATATTACAAAAGAAAACAGAAACAGAAGAAATAAAAAAATAGAGGTGTATATATGTATAAGGTAATTGATGTTTCATCGTATCAAAAAGTAGACTCTATTGACTTTGATATGATTAAAAATAGTGACGTTCATGGTGTAATAGCAAGGGCAGGATATGGAAATACAATCGCACAAAAAGACAATAACTTTGACTATTTTATTTCTAAAGCAAAACAGGCAGGACATAAAGTTGGTGCATATTGGTTTTGTTATGCCAGAAATGAAAATGAAG